CGACATAGTCTTCCCACGTCGGAGGGAAGTTATCGCGTTTCCACGACAACAACTCCATTTCGACGATGCAAGCTTTGACTAAAGTATCAAAAATATCAAAGCTCGCACGAGAGTGGAAAAACATCTCTCTATGAGCAGACTCCAAAATCGAGAGCATTTGTGCTTGGGGGCACTCCACAGTGGAAGGAACCCACACACACAAGCTCTTGAAGATCGATTTCATCGCAATGGGGCACTTGTAGTCCCCAATCTCGTCATCCCAGACCCAGCCTCTTTTCAAGAAAGTACACTCATGAAGAGGCGTTGTTTCGGGGATAACCGCTGATTTGTTCGCGTCAGTATAAACATGTCCCAGTTCCTTCATAGCCCCAGCAAGAGACTTCTGATTAAACCAAGAAATTATAGAATCACAGACACCCATTTCATTGTCATCGCCATAAGTAACAAGATGAACCAGATCCCTGAATCTATAAATCGGCGTGTTCTTCGATAAGCGAATGAAGCAATAACGAATCGCGAGGGATGATACGATACCATTGATGATGACCGTAAGAGATTGCCCTGATGGGTTAAACCCGCACATCCTCAACAAATCGCCGAAGAAGTCGATAAAAGGAAAGGAATTATCAGTGGCTAAACCCATAATGATCTGAAGCATTTCTTCTGTATATCCGCACATTTTGAGTATGATATAGATACATTTGTATGCAGCTAACTCCAATTCACTCTCAAAGCGTGCGTCATATTCAGAGTAATCTCCATCCCACCCTTGGGTGAAGCGACCTCCATCCATGACGTACCTAATGATATCACCCCATTCTCTCGAGAAGCAATTAGTGCCAACACCCATTTCGAACGCTAACCTATTTCGCTGCACTAAGACAACAAATGACAACATCCATTTTCGCATCATAATTGTTGCGTCCATGGGCGAGGCAGCAAAAACGCGCACTCCACCTTTCTCATTTTTCTCTGGTGAGATTGCCATATCCTTCCGTTGAGCTTTGTACAAAAAACTTGCGCAATTGCCCGATAGATACTCATTCTCCATCCATTCGATACGATCCACCACTTCTTGAGGGACTGTGTAGGCTTCTCCATGCCCTGGTCGTGGCTCGATAGGTATGAGAAGATTTTTCTTCTTCACACACCACGGCTGCCCAGCACTTGTACTCTTTTTCATTGGTTCACAATAGGTCACTCCAGGCGCTCCATTGATTGCCGTATATAAATCATAGACCTTAACTTTCTCCAATTCCCCTGCAGGTAACCTGGAAAGCACTGTTTCAACATAATCTGCGACAGCAGCATCCATAATATCCGAATTGATCAAAGCAGTGCGCTGGCTTATCGTGTTTAAAGCCCGATAAGGTGATCTCCAGGACTTCAAGTCAGGTGCTACGACATTAGTCGTCACACCCAATTTATCCCAGAAAGGCCTCATCGGACTATCGCAAACACTACTAGTGTGCGAACTCCTAAAACCCAACAATGATCCATATACTTCCAAGGTGCCTTTCTCAATAAACCTAGCGGGGCTCTTAGAATGCAGTTGGCCGAAG